ATTCCATTTGTTGCATTAAGGTTGTGTATGCCGCCAAAATCACTTATCATTTTATTGTATTGCCCTCTTAACATATCTATAACATCTTCGCAAACATGTGCTGGATCATAATGGGTCATTGGCGTTTGTGCTAACCAACAACATGGTAATACTGTTTTAGACCCGTCAATGTATATTTCTTTTATTTTTTGTACATGACAGTCTATCTCTGCTTCATCTAATACTGATTTGTAATCGTCAATAACTTCTTTAGGTAGAAAATGTGTTTCAGTATCAGATGGTGCTTCTAAACTATACAGTGGAATTTTATTTTTATCCCATACATCATACTTAGGTTCAACTAAAAATCTTGATGTGTTTTTAACTGTAAAATCTTGGAAGCCTAATTCTTTTGCAATTTGTCTACATTCGTCAACTTGGTGTTCATTGTGTTTAAATTTAATATAAGTCCAGTTCGCACGACCTCCTGCTGCAATAAACGTTTTTGCATTTTCAATAATACGATTCCAGTCTGTGCCAACTCTATATAATTTGTGAGTGTCTTCTAGTCCGTCTAATGCAAAGTATACGCAATGATCTCTTGGTAATGCTTTTGCTAGTGCCGTCCACCATTTTGCATTTCTTAAACTACCGTTTGTATGTATACCTATTGCTGTCTTAGGACTGGTGTCCTTTACATGTCTGCACATATCAATAAGTTTGTCATTTAATAACGGATCGCCAAAGTTGCCGCAAAAAAACGCACGGTTAATTGTGTCTAAAACTTCTTTGTTAATAATAGTTTTAAAATCTTCTAATGACCATTGTACTATTCGTAGTAAAGGATTTTCTATTCCGCCATGTATGTTTCTTGAACACATTGGACATTTTGCTTGACAATTTGTCGTTAGCTCAATGTGAATAGTTTTTAAATCATTAAATTCAAACATTAGGTTTTCCTATAATCATATACCTATTGTATTTAGGCGTTTGTAATTCCCCTTTGTATAGGATCTGGATGTTGGACATTTTTACAAAATCAGCTACACTAACAGCACACCTAATATGTTCTTCTAATTCAAAAAAGTTATTACTTTGTAATACAATATAGGAATCTTCTGGTACATTTAATAACCATTGATTGTATTGGCTTTGTGTTATATGTTCGCAGCTAGTATTAATAACAACCTGAGCATCATAAACGTGTGTACACATGTCTGCGGTAACTGCTGTAAACTTGCCGTCTATTTCTTGTTGTTTATTTATTGTATTTGCAATTTCTTCGCACAACGGATCTATGTCTACACTTGTAATATGCTTAACATTAATATTACTATTAAATAATAAACTTGATAATACTCCGTTCCAGCCGCCATGTATAACAACTGTTGTTTTACTTTGTTGGGTGTTAAGTATTTTTTGTAGCTGTTCTATTAACCAAACTTTACTATTAACTTGGCCTTTCCAAAAACTTTCAAGTGTACGGAGTTTGTCTTCGCTATTACGAATTGCATCCATCCAGAATAATACGTCTTGTATATCTACCTTCATAATAAACTCTTTACTGTTTTTTTCAAACCTACTTCTAAAGGTGTATAATCTGTAAATCCTGTAAGTGTTTGTACTAACGTAGTATCAGGACATCTACGTGTAGCACTTCCAACTGGACCAGGACGTATTTCTAGTCTATCAGGATTAATACCCATATATCCCATGATTAGTTTTGCTACAACACTTATACGTGTCTCAACGTCCTGTCCTACATTTACTGTTTGGTTACTAGCAGTTAGTATTAGTATATCTGTCATACGTATAGCATCGTCAATATAACAAAAACTACGTGTGTCGTTGCCTTTGATATAATACTCGCCTTGCTTACAACGTTCTACAAACTCATTTATAAAGTGGTCAATTTGTCCTGGGCCGTATATGTTAAAGTAACGTATGATGAGATATTCCAGTCCACTGTTAGCAACTAAGTTTTCGCCTAGTGCCTTTGGTATACTATAACTCCAACGTGGATTAGTAATGTCGGTGTACATAACTGGCACTGCTTCATCAGTAGGTACATGATAGTAACCATTATCTATTGTGCTGTTAAACATTTCACATGTACTAGCAAATACAAACTTTGTATTAGTATTTCTATAACGTTCAATTAAGTTAATAGTAGGTAGTGTGTTATTAATACAAACATCTGTAGGGTTTTGATAAAACAGTCTTGTGCCATTAGTTGCAGCAAGATGTACTACAATATCGCAATCAGGCATCGTGCTAGTTACACTCGAGTATCTTAAATTTTTATCATCGCCGTCTTTTTGATCATAAGGATGCACATCATAAGTGTCTTTTACATAATTGTAATAATGACTACCTATAAAGCCTTTGTGTCCTGTTAAAACTTTTTTTGCCATCCTTTATTCAACTCTCTAATATGCTTAAACCAGTTTTGGTCAATCCCTCTTTGATCAAGTGTATCAATAAGGAAATCTAAATCCTTAGGTAAACACTTGCCAGAAAATCCTCTTGTGCCGTCATGCCCTGGAACATTCATATAAGTTTGGTCTTGTTGTACGTCTAAGTACATATCTAATACTTTACTATAGTCAGCATCGACATCTTCTGCTAAATCATAAAATACGTTTGCAAATGCAATACGCATTACTGCAAAATTATTTGAATACATTTTTACTAATTCTGCTTCGCTAGTAGAACATGCTTTGATTTCTTCATCTAATAACCATTGAGGTAATTCATTATCACAACCTACAACTAACGGACGCTTAAAACAATCAGTGTCCCAATAGCGTTCTCTTAAAAACTCTGGTATATAGATTATGTCGCCAACTTCTTTTTGTATGCGTTCGCATGATCCTAACGGCAATGTGCTACGAATAATAAATGTTGCTGTAGGATTGAATTCTTGTATTTGCTGTATTTCAGCAATAACAATATTAATATCTGCTTGTGTTGCTGTTGGTATACATACAAATACTGTATGAGCATCTTTTAGAATCTCTCTTTCAGTATTAAATACAATATCATGCACAATAGCCTTTGCATCTTTTAACAACCCTTTATGTGTTGCTTTGCCAACGTAACCGTATCCTAGTATTCCAAACTTATTCATACTTTCCTCTTCGGTATTTTACTGTCTGCACTACTTACACATGTTGGAGTAATACATTTAGCCGGTGCTTTAAACAGCTCAAATCCGCCGTCTAACGTGCCTAGTGGTTGATCGTGACAACTATAACTACGTTTAACTTCGTTGCCACGTATAACACACCCTTGATATCCTGCATTACATTCCCATCCTTTAAACTTATTAAAGCCAAAGGAATTAAATCGCTCTGCTTGGTCTACATAATGCTTGTTGCCGTTATCGTCGATTAGCTCTACTTGCAGTAATGGTATTATTTTTTTGAATTGGTCTGGTATTGTTTGGGGAAATCCTGTTTGCAATCTGTTAATTTGATCTTCCGTGTATCCGGATACCACACGAGAGGCTGTAGGATCAGACTGTGGCTTGACAGTGACATTAATGCCTCTGGCGGCAAATCGCTGTAGGCGCTCGTAAAGCTCTTCAAACATTTCTGGAACCATAACTTGATTAATCGTAATATATACATTATTATTCATTAATTGAAGACACTTATCTCCAAACTCCTGTTCATTTGCAAACTCTGCGTGATAGCTTGCAGTAATACTCCTACGTTGCAGACTGCTTGTAGTTTCTAACCATTTGCTCCACCATTTGCTTCCCGGGCTTAGATTGGTTGTCATGTGGATACTTTGGTATTCAGGAGCTGTATCACTACAGTAATGGTCTATAACCTTCCCAAAGTATTTATATGCAGTAGGTTCACCGCCACTAAAACTAATATGGAAGTCTGTGTACCCATTTGCGCGGGCCTGTGCTTTGATACTATCTAGTGTGCTTAGGTACAATTCTAATTCTTGGTGATCTGGGGTACTAGATCTAGCGTAAGGCCAGCAATAAGAGCAGTTATAATTACAAAATCTAGCCAAGATCCACGAAACTGTGAAAAGATGGCTCTTAAGGAGAGTCTTCTGTCCAAATTCAGTAATGTTATCCCAAGGTATATCTTGAAAATTACTCAAAATTGCTCCTTCAGCCACTCAAAATTGTTTATAAGGCTAACATCATCGATATTAGATAACCCGTAATCCCTGCCAGCAATAGCACCAGCAATAGCGAAATCGCCAAAGCTTCTCTCACTCCCTTTTGTACACCACGTAGAAAGTCTATATCCTGTTTCTTCATCATTTTGCCTCAAGATTGTTTTACTACTTAATTTAGCACATTCCCTGAATGCACTACGCCATGTACTAAATGCGTCAGTATTAAATGCTGTAATGTTTGCAGTTTCTTCTACAGCAATAAACTTTGAACTAATACTTGTAGTCATGTCAGTCTTACTTGTGTCCATATCAATTGTCATTTGCCGAGGAAATAACTTTACTCCACCGTAACCGTACACTAAATCATTAATAGGATTTTGACTGCGCCATACATGTACGTGATCTAATTGGTGATCAGGCACAGTATAGTCAAAGTTAAAGTTGTCTAAAATTATTGCGTCAGCATCTACAATCCAAAACATCTTAGTAAAGCATTTCTTTGCTGCTTTTATATGTGCTTGATGTATTCCTTTAACACCATGCACACGTTTGGCCATAGGAAATCTAGCTTTAAGAGCAGCATAGTTAGTATCTGCACTAGACTCATCATAACTTATGAATACTATATCATACATTAAAATTCATATCCAAATCTGTTAATATCTT